ATAAATACATTTCCAATCTTGCCGCTCTAACAACTCTTGAATTTGAGCGTTCGTATAAGAGCCGCCGGCTTCATATTGTCTGGCGCGGCGAGTGTGCCTATATTTCCTAGCGTTCTTTAAAAACTGCTCAGGGTTGTCTTTGCGCCACTGTATAACCCTCAGGCCGTCTACTACTTTCAGCTTCTCGGCATTTTTCTTGCGCCATTTGCGCGTCTTTTCTTTTATCTTTTCTGGGTTCCTTTTCCGGTAGCTTCTTTCCATTTCTAGGCGCTGTTCAGGATGGGCTTTTGCCCATCGTTTTCTTATTTCTTTAATCTTATCTGGGTTGGCCTTAGCCCACTTTTTATTGGCTAGTCGGCTCCTTTCACGCCTTTCTGGAGAAGCGTTTCTAGCCTGTCCGCGCCACTTTTCTCGTAATTTATCTCTATTTTTTGAACACCACTTCTTTTCGATCGATTTTCCACAAACAACACAACACCCGTTTGCTGTAGTTCGCTTATCAACATGACCGCGCTTGCAGGACTTGCCTGTAAAATACCGCTTTAGACCTTTTGCTTTAGCCTCGGATCGGCTTATAATTTCGTTAGCCATTTGGAACGCCTCCGCGTTTCGTCTGGTTAGAGCCTCGGTTGCGGTGACACGCTTCCGAGGCTCAATTTTACGCCTTACCCCTTAAAACTCAACCTTCATACTACGGCGTGCTGTCCGCAGCCTGTACAATCCACTCTGGACGCGGCACACCAGAACCAAACAAAATATCAAGTCTATCAATAGGTTGGTCGGTGGAGGGCTCATAACATACGAGGCTACGCATCGACAACCTATCATACTCATGCCGCGCCGCTGCAATGACGCCCTTTTCATTGGGCGGAATCCAAAGCGGGGCGACAACCAACGTGATCGCATCCGGCGCGTAGGCCATGTTCTCTCTGTACGTTACCGAAGCATTGGCAAACGGCGTAAGGACTGCGTTGGCCGCCGGGCTGGCGGTAACGGTCTGGTACTGCTGCGGGGTGTAAGGCAGCCCCGCATACGGAGTAGACGAGGCCGGTGGGATGATCGGCGGGTAGAACGAAATAGACGTAGCGTTAGCCGCCGCATTCGCGGTAGCGACAAATTGAGCCAACGTGCCTAACGAAGAGTAGTTGACGCGGTTGACCGCATACACGCCGGCAATGGTAAATACGTCGCCTGCGTTAATCGTGCCGCCGAGTGCAGACACCGTAAGAGTTTGGCCGGTCTGTGAAGCGCCGCTAACAGTAGCGGTAGCCAGCGAGCCGGTGGTATGTGACACAACCGACTGATCCTCAAACATACGGAACTGCAAAGCCTCATACATCATGCCAGTGTTGTATTGCCGGCTGATGGACTCGACCGGGTTAAGCAGCCCGCGCAAAGCCTGTTGAATGCGGGTATCCGAACGCGGGGCCAAAACAACTTTCCGCATTCCCATTTCGCCAAAGTTAGGCGCTGAGTTTTCTTCCAGCAACGCACGGGCCAAGGCAATAGGGCCGTCCGTAATTGGTAGGATGTTGTTGTTAGCGTCCACATTGGCGGTGATATTACGCACCGAAGTTGCAGTGTTGACCATAACCTGGAGCGCGACGTTGGCAGCCAGCGCATTGACGCGCGGCAGCACAATGCGTTCCATGTAGTCGTCAATATCCAACGTGGTTTCGGCGGAGGTAAACGCCACGTCCACATGCCGCTGCGTAGCCACCGCAAGCAGGAACTGCTGCTCGGTAGTGTCCTGGATAGAAATACCGGGGCCGTCGGTAACGGTGTACTGGTTGGCGTAACGGATACGCAATTGCGCGCCGATACGTGCGCCTTCGATACCAAACTGGCTTTCAAACTGACGCGACACGTTCTGGATGAAATAGTTGGTATTCAAAAACATACGGATCGAGTAGCGAGTTATCATCGATGGTGTTAGGATTGAATTCATAGGTATATACTCCTAAATGAATGACAGTGGAAATCTCGCTATCGCACGAGCGGGCGACGGAGCCGATATCCGCTACGGCTTGATTTGAACAAGGTAATCATATACAATTTGACTCGGCTGTTAAATTGGAGACTCTGGTGCATCAACAGTGTTTCATCTATGCAATTGCCCATGTTACTTCTGGTAAACGCTACGTCGGTAGCACTGTGAATAAAGACAGTAGGTGGGCCTACCACAGAAGCGCGTTACGTCACGACCACCATCATTGTGAGTACCTGCAGAATGCCTGGAACAAATACGGGGAAAAGGCATTTAAGTTTGTTATCCTAGAAACATTAAAAACAAACGACAAATTTAGCAGGACAAAATCAGAGTTAAAGCACATAGCCAACAAAGTTTGTTACAATTCCAGAATAGCGGCCCTCGGCCTAACTAATTTTGAAAACGCACCACATGTTAGAAATAAGATTGCCGTAGGATTAAACCTTAAACTTAAAACCGATGCCGACTACAGAAATCTAATGTCAACTCTTGGTGCCAACCTCGCCGCGTTGGCTAGAACCCCTAAGTCAAGAGCAAAGATGTCGGTCCACGCAACTAGGCTTTGGAAAGACCCCCTACACCGAAAACGTGTCTCGGCAAAGCTAGCAACGTATTGGTTACAGCCCGGCATAAAAGAAGAACACTCCGCTCGCGTTAAGTTAGTTGCAAGTACGCTAGAATCCAGGAAAAGGAAGTCTATCGCGTCTAAGAAACGGTCCTCCGAACTAAGTGCCCTTATGAGCAAGACGAATAAGAAACGTTGGTCCGACCCCAAGGCTAAGAAAATTCAAGCCGCCAAAATGCACGCATACCACGTTAGACGCCGTGCCGCCCTAGCGACGACCTGACCTCTTCTTCATCGTCTCTTCAAACCCGCGCGTAAACTCCTCATCCGACGCGTCATCTTGCCGCCAATCAACAACCTTGCTGGCGCTGGGCTCTACTACCGGCGCAGGAGCCGGGGCTTTGGAAACAACCTTGGGTGCAGGCTTAGGCACAGGGGGTTCAACTACGGCAGCTTTGGCCATTGTAATCCTCGTTAGTTCTGCAATACGGGAACGCGAATCAAGCGAAGCAAGCCGCGCGGCGGTTTCAGGTTCGGCGGCTAGCGCAGCAAGGGTCTTATGGGCGTTAGGTCGGTCAACCGCCAAAACGTCCGCTATGAACTCGTCGTTTACACAGCCAACCGCGCCAAGGATATTAGCCATTTCGTCAAACTTGGGGCCAGTAAAGGCGGCGTAGCCGTCCTTGATAATCTGCTGGCGAGCTTGATCCATCAGTATCTTTTGAGCGGCCTGATTGACTAGAGCCGTATCGGGAGGCTGGGGCTGTGGCGTTGGGGCCTGGTCGCCCTTTTGCAAGCGAGCCGCTAGGGCCTCGGCCTCTGTGGCGCGGCGGCTTGCGGCCTCGGTGGCTTGCCGTGCCGTTGCCTCGTTGCGTTGTGCTTCCGCAATACGGTCAAGCATCCACTTAGGAAGCGGGGCCTTGGGCTCCGGCGCGGCTTCAACCTCAACGGCTGGCTCAAGCACGTCAACCACGGGCTCGACTACAACCGGGTCAACTACAGGCTCAACAACCGGCTCGATTACAGGATCAGGCATTGGTTCCTCTTTAATGGCGTGTGGCAATATTGTTCATCAACGCAGCGCGCATATTCTTATTAACCCCGAACTTCTCGACAATCTTTTTGTTTTCGTAAGCGTCACCCACAAACTGCTGAGTGTTGGGCGCTAACTGCAAACGGTTGTCCGTCTCTTGGCCTTGTCCCATTTTTGCCTGCAATACCAAAGCAAGGTGCATCATGCGGGCATCTTTCGGCTTGGTCTTTGGGTCTCCCAAACGGTCGGCGTACATCTTGCGAACCGACGCAACAAACGTGCGCCAATTTGCTGACGCAAACTTGTACTCATTCGGCCAGTTAACCCGAAACTTGGCGGAACGCTTCATGCCGTGGTATTCGCCGGCAATTTTCTTGGCGTCCTCGCAAAGCATACGAACAAGCCTTGTGGCTTCTTCGTTGCTTATTTGCTCGCCGTTGATTTCGATTGGCATCTATTTCTCTTCCGGCCTGCCGGGATTAACGTCCATCTTACTATCCGGCTTAATACCAGCCTTCAACTCCTGCCCCGCGTCCCTCTGGTCGGGCGGGTAAACGCGATCTGGCATAGAAGTTAAGGGCATGGGCTTAGGCGACGGGGATTTTAGGCTCATTTAATAACTCCATGTAACTGCATAGTAACGCCAGGATATACGCGGCAACGCAATGCCAATATAACGTCGTTTGCCGCAATCAATTTCTGCTGTGCTTCAATCAATTGAGCGTAGACCTGTAGCAAACTTCGCTGTGTATCTTCAAATTCGTCAGCAGCGGCTTCAATAAGCAAGCGATCCATGCCCCCGCGATCCTTGGCAATAATCCTAAGATCGTCGTAGCCGTTAGTCGGCTCGTTTAGAATCTTGCTGGTCGCTGTGAAAGGACTTTCAAACATGGGTTTCTATCAAGTCACTTTTTCTTCTTATCAACGCCTTTGATAGTACCCTTGTTCTTAGAGGCGTAGAATACTTTCTTTCCTTTAGCCGAGCCATACTCTTTGTCCATAGCGCGCTCTATCTTACGGCCTTTTTTGGTCAATGGCATCTCACTCTCCACTTCCGTTGGTTTGTGCTTTCGGGTTTAGCGCAGCGTCGTTCATTTGCTGAACCGAATCATAAACATGCTGACGCCCCTGCACCTCAAGTTCGTGTTCCATCTGCGCCTTTTGTTGCGGCGAAAGCGCTAGGTTAATGAGTAGCCTAATTTGTGCTTCCATGCGCTTGGTATCGGAATCGAAAGCCTCAATATTATGCCGCTCGTCGCGTCCCCGTATCTTCAAATCTTTGTCCGCCAGCTTTGTCAGCAGTTCGGTATTGATCGCCGTCAACTTGGCGTTCAACGCCTTAAGCTGTACTAGCTGCGGCGCGGCTTCTTCATCAAACAAGTAAGGCTTGGTAGCCTTTATTTCCTTTTGCAGGCGCTCCGCAATCTTATCCGAACCTGGGAAGTCGCCATAACGGAACAGCAAATCGGAACAAGCCCCGGCAATTTCGTTGTTGCTACGCATAATCATCGACATTGCCGCCCATGCCTCTTGGCGCTGTGTGGCATAGGTCGGTCCAGGGTCGGAAATACACTCATACTCGCCGTGTTTCGGGTTGAAGGCGATTCTAGCCGCTTCTTCAGTCTCTTTTTCGTGTTTTAGCTCTTTAACTGCGTCATCCTGACTAGGATCAATCATAATCCAGCTTTTTTCGCCGTCTTCACCCTCAATATGAAGCGTTCGCTTGGTATCGTAGATTTTAGGAATCAAATCAAGCAACTGAACGCCTACAGCGCGGTCCATATCCGACAAATGTTCAATAAAATGCCAAGTTGCGGTGTCGCCCTGCTCCTTGCGCTGCCCTATTGCCTCGCCAGACTCAGGCATTTGATTATCGCGCTGCCCGGTCTGCTGCTGCCATTGCCCGCTTATCATCATCATCTGGCGTTCTGCGGTCTGTTGGGCCTTTTCGTGGGCCTCCGAGGGGGCAGGCGGCGCAAGGCGAGTAGGGGCGTCAATATGTTGCAGTTCTACGGGTGCTTCGTCGTCAATATCGTTGTAAAGAATAACCGGGAAGCCGTTTATATTTAGCGTTTTGAATTGTTCTTGCCCTTCAATTGCCCTCGCAGGGGCCATAAACGGAGACTTGGGCTGCATTGCCACGATTTCAACGCTCATCGAGGCGTTATAGTTAAGCATACGCTGCGCGTCGATCAAAGGCCGCGTATGTCCCTTCCGATCTAGCGTGGCGTCAATAACAAGCTCGCGCCCAACACATCTGCAAATTGGTATGAACTTTCCGGCCCAATCGCCGCGCTCGATAATTTGATCGCCAGCAATCAAAAACCACTCCACATTGTCGTCATTTACCGATCGCGTTCCGCCCTCAATAGTGCCGTCCTTAATATCCTGCATCAGAGCTTTATAAATTTCCTGCCCGCTTTCCTTCTTGATCTCCGAGGCGAGCATCTCAACAGCGTCTGACCCCTCGACGTTGTACCAAACAAATGTATCCTTGTTTTGGCTCTTGCGAAAATACTTGACCAACATAATTTCTTTGTCAGAAATCCAATCCGCAAACGCACTGTCTAAGGGTGCTGTCCCAACCTTGTTTTTCCACTTGGGATATTTGCGATTGAACTCCTTGCGCGGCATACGCTCAAATACAAAGCCAAAATTAGCATCCAGGCCGTCCGGCTCGCGTATCCAAGGATCGAGGTAAACTCCGGTAGGGTCGCGGCTAGCCTTAAGGTAGATGTCTTGATCGCGGGTCTTGTTTGAAACGTAGGCCGTTTCTATCAACATATAACCGATACCGCCGTCTACCTGCTGTTCACAAACCTTACGGCGTTGCGAGCTGCCCTTGGAAATGTACTGAATACGATCAATCAAGGTCTGCATAATCTCGGCGGACTTGTAGCTGGCCTTTCCACCGACTGGGCGAACCTTTGCGCCAAACCCGTTCTTGGAAATGGTGTTGATAATCAGATCATTATGTACTCGTGTATCGTTGATCGTAAGACACGGCATGTCGTTGCCACCGCCAGTCCGATCCTCATAAATCTTTTGTGGCCATTGCCACGCATTGCGAGCATCGCCATTGGCAAACTTAATATCTTCCCGGCTGCGTTCGTCCTCGACACCCTGGAAGTCCTTACACGCCTTCCAACGGTCGGTAGCCTCCATTACAATGCCGGGATCGCCCGGTAATAGGTTTTCGTCCTGTGCGGCGAAGTCAGCCATTACTTGCCCATCCAGCTAGTGCCGCGTTCGGACGGCATCGTAGCAACGAAAGAAGGAATCGGCGCTATACGAACGGGCTTTTCCTTTGGGTCTTTATAGCCGGAGGCAAACGTCCTAGCGGCGTCCGCGCCATGCGAAGACCAATCGTGAAGTGGGTTATCCCTAAACATTTTCAGTCGTTCGTCCCATTCACGTCGGTAATTCCTGAGTGCGTTCAACCCGCGTTCGCACCTAACCTCGTCGATCCAGCACTGATCTAGCAATTTACGCACCGCGTTAACACCATCCATAACAGAAGACTGTGGCACAATAATTGGCCGGTAGCCTAACCCCTTCATAGTGTCCGCTCGGCTCAAGCCTTTGTTGCCAAGTTCCCTTACAGACATATCGTGCGGGAAATAATGAAGCCCGTAAATCCATCGGTGTTCTTTCTTCTTTTCGTCAAGTACGCGGGCGTATTCATCTAGCCCAACGCCAGCCGCTTCGTAGTAGTCCACCAACCGATACTCGCGCCCAGCCCGCTGTATAAACCATATTGCCGTCGAGTCCGACACGCCCAAGTCCCAACCAGTATGAACCAAAACCGAGCGATCAATAGGCACCTTGCCTATGCGGCCTTCTTTCGCCGCCCTATTCAAATAAGCGCCGTAGTACGAACCGACCAAGGCAGCGTCGAACGAACAATTATATTCCTGCTCAAAGAAGGCGTCGCCCTCGTCCTTGCCATAATCTGATTGATATTCCTTGAGTTCATTTTCTAACTGAGCCGGCGTGAAGACGCCGGTATCCTTGGCGCTCAAGACCTCGGCAAACCACGAAGGATCGGAGCGAGCCAACGCTAAAGTCTTGGCAGCGTGGTTAGCCCCACGAGGCGTCGTAATAAACAAGGCCCAACCATTATTTTCTACAAGGATTGGCCGCAAGAAAGCCCAAGCATTAGGATCGGCCAAGGCCCACTCCGAAAAAACAATCCCGGCAGGCGTTGAGCCTAGCAAACTGTTGTAATTGTCCGACCCTACAACGCGCCACAACGAGCCGTTCTTGAACTCAACAACCATATCGTTCTTGCGTGTATTAGCTCGCATCTCCAACGGAAACGCCTGGTCAATACGCCTTACGCCGGTATGTGGTGACACCGCATCCCAAATTGCCTTACGCGCTTGGCTGGCCTCCGGCAGCATGTGCCAATACTCACCAACGCGAAGATGCGCCGCCTTGGCCGCCCAGTTAAGCGCAATGTCGTCTTTGCCTGAGCGTCGATGCCAAATCAAACACGCGCGCCGTCCGCCGTTATCAAAATAATCCCAAGCCTTCTGCTGATAATAACGCGGCTTCCAATTATGCGGAAACTTGGAAGCGTCAATTATTCTGGAAAGCTCGGGAGCCAACAACTTATCCAACTCAACCTTTTGAGCTGGACTTAAGTTGGCAATAATGGCTTGGGCGTTCATTATTAGGTTCTAAGTTTCTTCATCAATGGTGAATGTGATGCCCATGTCCCACGGTGGCGACCGTCACATCGACAGCCGCAGCAGGATGCGCAACAGCCTGCGACCGCTGCATCCCCTTCTAACGGTCGCAAGAAGCGAAATACGACGGAAGCGGCTTGTAGCATCCATTTTGATTGATGAAATTATCGACGATCGACAACGCGTATTCGTACTGTGACGTATTGATGGCGACGGCGTTGCCCTCGATATAGTTGTTGCAAATTCTGTTTGAACTGCCACTGAACGATGACGATTGGACTATGCCGATAGCGGTCGCGTTATTGCCAAACTCATTATAGCAAATATTGGCATTGTTGGTCGGGCCATCTATTCCGGCGTCGACCTGCACGCCGGTGATGTGATTATAAAAAAAGTTCCCCGTTACGTCGGCTGTATAAACATTGATCAGATCGAGAGCATTCGATGGCTGCGTAAGGACCGTTCCGTTAAAAAACCGAATGTCGCGTACGACCGCCTCAAGTGTATAGGCAATCGTGATCGCAAAAGCGGAACCAGTCGCCTGGCTAGGGTCTGCAACTATTTGGCCGCCAATGACGCCGCTGTGGGTGAAGAAAGTTCCACCCTGGTTTCCTGTGATTTTTACCCATCCCGCAGACCC